GCCAGTGTTCGTATCCAGGACCACAAATCCGCAGAAATTACTATAATCACCCCAATTAAAGTGAAAAGCACTACCAATATAGTAAATGTTATTGCGATTAGAGCGTATATGATAATGGCCGCTGAAAACTGCGTCAAACTTTTGAAATAATTCGTAATTGTCTCCATGCGAAGCAAGCCTTCCCTTTGTTTGTTCAAAGCCTTTAAGCTCTAGATGCGACATGCAATACTTTGCATCGGATTCCTGAATGCATTGTAGCGCCTCTTCCCGATTCTCAGGAGAAATCCAGGGAACCATTAGAATCTTGGTACCGTCGATTGAAACTTCAGTTGGTAGATTATCATATAATTTAATATTGTATTTACCGCCAACGATCTCGCGCAACGCATTAATCCGATTGCTGGTCTTATAGTAAACGTCATGATTGCCAGCGATAAAGTCAACGTCAATTCCAAGCTCGTCTAGTGGCTCAAGAAAGTCCTCTCGCAGTCGTGCGCCAGTTTGCACGTTGATTTGCCTGCGATTGTCTACAAGATCGCCCAAATGAACGACGTGCTTAATCTTGAATTTCTTCAAGTAAGGGATAAAAACGTTACTGATGAATGTTTTCTGATAATCATAAAAATAGGAGTTGTCATTACGACAACCCCAATGCGTGTCCGCAATTAAACAAACTTTAGCCAATTAGCTTCTCTTTCTGAAAATTCTCTCTTGCTTTGATTGAAGAGATTCGTTAATAAAATCTCGTATCGTCTCCAGGCGAATGCGGAGGTTTAAACTTTCGTTTTGATTTGTGGTCGCCCTGAACTTATCAACGAGGTTGATGACTAGTTCAGGCACTAAGTATAGACTTTCCTTATTCATTGTCTCCTTCCTTAATTTTCTTTTTCCTATTTTTAGAATAGCTAAGATTCTTGTGATTAGCATAATTGTTGGCGGCTTTCTTCGCCTTCCTTTGCTCAAATTCTTCGATAACTTTATTATGCTCTTCGTTATTGAATAAATCCTCGATATCTTCCATATCCTGAAAATATGTCTTTTCAAAGTTCTTATGCTTAATATATTGTTCTTTCTTTTCCTTATCAATTCGCTGAAGGAACATGTTCCAGGCAATCTGAGTGAAATAGGCGAATGGATTTGGATTCTTCGTATTGTAATCTACGTCGTAGAGGTCCACCTTTTCAATCATTTTTTCGATGGCGTCAGAAATCATTTCTTCTTTGTAAGAATAGGATAAGAAATTAAACTTCGATCCTAAATTCTCAGCGATCTTGATGATACATTCGCCAACGTATCGTGGAATTTCAGGTTTCTTATCTACTGAAGCTTTTTTCTTCTCATTATACTCCACTAGACTTTTATGAAAATCCGGCCCATTGACATAATTTTTCATAGACTTAGGCTTGCGTACTATACTACCTTTTTTTTCCTCGCTCAACAAATTTCCTTTCTTTTTATTTTTTTGTCATAGCGAAGATTTCAATTGAAAAGTATTCTACCATCTAAAAATTAGATTGTCAAGCAGCAACGAAAGAATTTTTTAGAAAATGAAAATTGTTCTTGACAAGGGACCTTCCCCCCTATTATAATATCTTTAGATATGGAATGAACTTTAAAAGTTCCTTGTAGACTTCAAGATTTAAATATTTTAAAGTTCTTTAATAAACTTTAAATATACAATATTACTTTAAAGAACTTTAACGTTACAATATTAACAATAAACAAAAAAAGAAGGAGTCCTTAAGGACCTTTAAAGTATATTTCATATTATATCAGGGGCGAAATTCTCGGACTACTTTATGCGGATGTCATACAATTTGTAGGGGAACCGTTCCTCGTCATACATTGACAACCTTTCTTTCATATGCAACAATGTTGTATTCTCAAGATCGTCAATCAAATCGTCTGCAATGTCGAAAATCATCAAATGGGATTTTCCCTCTCCTTTGCGGAGTCCTCTTCCTACAGATTGAAGAGTCCTGATTCTCGCTTTGGATGGATGGGTGAAAATCAAATTATGAATTCTCTTCACGTTAACGCCAGTAGAAAATACTCGACTGCAAATAGTTATTGATTCTTCAAGAGTTTCTACGATTTTAACGACTTCTTCTCTTTCTTCATTTTCATTATTGCCGTCAATGTAGAAGACAGGCACCTTGCTTCTTTTTTTAATTTCTTCATATAACTTTTTACCATGCTCGCGATTTATGAACATGACGAAAGTATTCCCTTTCAGGGATAGTGCTAGGTTGGCGACGAATCTTATCCTTTCAGGAAGATTGATAATATATTCAATTTCGTCGCGATAATCGATCTTCACTTGATTGTGGCGATAGATTGAATTAAGGAGCTTCAGCTTAAGTATCTTGAAAAATACCGGAGAGGAATATCCTCTATCAATAAGCTCCTTTGTCGTTATGAATTTAGAGATTGGGCCGAACAATCCTTTCATGGTCATATCGGAAAGTTCTACTTTGCTGATTGTTCCAGTGACGCCGATTTTGATTGGTGTTCTGGTGGTCTTCTCCATGAGAGAAATAAGGCTATTAGCTGCAAAGGTGTGGCTTTCATCGCCAAGGATGACGCCGAATTGTCCAAGCCAACTGCGGCTCTCCTTATAGATCGCATGATAGGTGGAAATCACGAGTTGTTTATCAGTGACTCTCGTTTCACCTTCCATGATTAAATGGGCGTCTCCTTCATAACCATAATCCTTAAAATCACCAAACATTTGAGAAACCAGTTGAATGGTTGGGACAATAATCAAGGTTCTCTTATTGAAATATCTATAAAAAAGATAGAGAAGAAGAGACTTGCCTGAACTGGTGGGACTGACGCCGATCATGCGATGATTCCTGACGCCCTTAATAAAATATTTCAGTTGATAATCTCTGACTTCATATTTTTCTGGTAGATTAAGGGTTTTGATGAATTCACGCGCCTCGAATTCGGAAAATTCTTCCGAATTGAAGTTGCCTCGAATCTGATACTCGTAATTGTTTTTCTTCAAGAACTGAATTAACTCAGGAAGAAGACCGATGTAGAGCGTTCTGTTTAATCGTTTGAAAAGATGTACGTAGCCATCCCATTTGATAACGGGATTGCGGTATTTAGGATCATACTTATAATTGGCGGGATGGAATTTGAAATGGTCATCAAGCTCGGCATAGATGCTTCGCTCTGCGTCAATTCTCACAAAGACTTCATTGATTTTATCAATGAAAATCATTTCCCTCCTTCCCACATTGCAAATTGAATTGCTTCTCTAATGTGATATGATCTTTTGTTGATGCATTCGAGGATTGATTTCAGAACGTCAACTTTCTCTTGTTGATAGGCGACCTTTTTCGTAGCTGTGATTAAGTCTTCATCGCCTTCCATGTAGCGCGGCGCTTCAGTTTTTAGAATTCTTCCTCTTGGCGCAATTTCAATCCACTTTTTTTGTAGCTCTTCTGGTGCGTCTTCCTTGACGCCCTCAGTATATAGGCAATAGCGTTCAAATTTCAGTCGCGCATGTTCGGCTTCAACCTTAGTCAAAAGAAGTTTTTCATCAGAAAGAATTTTTAGATACTTGCCATGCAATCTGGGAATTTTTAATGATTCCTCGCCTAAGATGATGGGATCAATTCGTGAGTCTTTCTCCCATTCAGCATGAATTTCGTCAAGTGTCATTCATATCTCCTTTATCAATAAAACATTGAATAATAACACAAAATTCAACTTTATGGAAGAGAAATACTGTATTTTGTATAATTAAAAGTGACTCGTGAGGTAATATACTTGACGGTTTCCGCAGTCGTTCCGAACTGAGGGCCTTGCAAATAGGTTGGCGAGCATCTTTCAAATGTGAAAACGTAGCTTGGATTTCTCTGGGAATCCATGGTAAAGAGTTGCAAGTCGGAATAAACGCCGAATCCGCCGTAATCAAGATTGCTTTCAAGGACTCTAAGATTTCGGCCTGAGTTGGTTGGATTGCCGATAGCTGTTAACCAATTATGAATTTCTAGCCAGTTCTGGAGT